TTGGCATTACATGGCCCAGGGGCATCTCCATACTCAAAAAAGTCTCCCCCTTTCTTGCAATAACTACTAGCTTCAATTGGCGTTCCCCGAGAAACCTCGTAATGTCCACGTTCTCCAATAAGCTCTCGTACTGGTCTAAGCCGCATTCGAGATAGGAAAATAACATACCCCTGGAGATGGGGAGTTCCGGAGTCTCCAACCTCACGCCCATACACGAGATAAGACAGACCGACGCTAGCCAGGTCGGCTCCGTATCGTCCGAGTCGATCGATGTCATCGTCAGTATAATTGTTTAATGTGAATACCCAACGTGTGGACTGTGGAGCACGAGATGTTTGCCGAGGCATGATGGGGATTATGAGATGAGTGAGTGAGCGGGAAAAAAATCCATAAGGTAATACTATTCTTATGGATTTTGACTCACTTGTGTAGACTTAATACCGAACAGGACTTGCCGGCCCGGGGGGCTTCGGGGCAATAAGTATTGGTAGTTCGGGTGAGATGGCTGCCGGCGGGGTCGCTCCCTGCCTCCGGCCACCGGCTCGCTTGTAAGACGATTTGACAGCGCATCCGCGCTCCGAGCTTCGTAAGGCTATACTGCACGTTCTCGTGGAACGTTCTCATAATTCGCATCATGGCATACCGAAGAAGCATACGCCGCACCCGTCGTACCCGACGTACTGGCCGTAGAAAACGTATTGTTAGTAAAGGAAGTACTGCTTTGGTGACTAAATCCTTTTTAAAAAAGACACTGGCAAAAACAGTAGAAAGTAAACGGAATTCAAATCTAACGACGTTAACAAGCGAGAGTGAAACACCCTATATAGTTTCACATATCGGACAATATATAACGCCTGGCGTTACAGACGAAGGCCGTATAGGCAACACAATACACTTAACGGGTATTGCTGTTAAGTACGTTTTTAACTGCCAACTAAGTTTATCGTTAATACCAAGTACAAGATGGCCGCCAGTAACGCTTAAAATGTTCTTAGTACAATCTAAAAACAATTATACACTACCACAAGGACAGTGGTTTAAAACAATAGGATCCGGAGATACTACTGTTTACACAGAACTAAGTGATGAAACAATTAACGCAGGTTTATTAGTACTTAACACCGATGGTTATACCATACTAGGTGCAAAGAGTATAAAATTAGACCCGGACGTTAGTCAACCGTTAAGACAGGTCACCGGCAGTTGGAGCGTTAAATTGCGTAACAAAAAGATGACGTTCCTAAGTAACTCGTTAATTCAAAACGGAAACAGTCAAATCAACCCTCCGATATACCTAGTATACTACTTCTACACAGGGTACGAAGCAACAGAGAGAGATCCAGTACTACAGTACGGTGCTAGATTCAGTACAACAACGTATTATAAAGATACTTAGAGATTAACTATGTCATAACGGTCGTCGGTCATCTTCGTCATATCAGGATGTTCGTTACAAAAGACAACAACATGACACTTACGTGTAATGACTTTCGTACTGCTTTGATACTTAGGAGAAAATACTACACGGTCTTTAAGCTGTTCCAAGATCGTATACTGCATGTACTCCATACCTCCTCTAGGAATATTAAATAAAAAAATACATTTAGTACGATCAATTGCATATGCCAAGTCGGCCATCTTTCCAATACTTAGAACTTGCGTATCCTCGTCTTTAACAGTCAACATATAACGGCAAAAAAACGACTTTCCGTTACCACCAAGCTCGTCTACATAGAACTTCACTTTTCGATCGTCAGCCTCACCTTCCAATGTGTTCTTAAGAGTACTCTGCCATTCGTTTAACGGTTCTTCCTGTAAAATGTCCGGAGGCAGTATCATGCCGGCAAGATCAACGAGATTGGACCGGTTCTTCAACCAAAGAGACGGAAACTTGTTCGCCATGGTCCTTTCCGACGGCATGGACCCGAGTTCCTTTACCCAATCACAGAATTGGGTGATCTCCCTCTTCGGCTTGGCATTACATGGCCCAGGGGCATCTCCATACTCAAAAAAGTCTCCCCCTTTCTTGCAATAACTACTAGCTTCAATTGGCGTTCCCCGAGAAACCTCGTAATGTCCACGTTCTCCAATAA